CTTGCAGAGGTACTCGAAGAAGGCGTTCATCATCGTGGTGTGGATCCTCGTCCGGATCGCCTGGATCAAGATCTCCCTCCCCTTCCCGTGCTGCGGCTTGTTGAACGTGGTGAATATGGCGAAGGTCACCTTGTCCAGCTGCACGATCTTCTCCAGACTCACCTGGTCCAACTTGCACACCGTCTCCAAGACTGCCTCGAACACCGTGACCCGGTTGTTGTCGTCGGTGCCGGTGGCCGACATGAACTCCGCGAAGTCGTCCCGGGTCCCGAGGACAGAGCGGGTCATCTTCAAGAGCTTGGAGAGCCCCTGCTCCATCATGTGCTGGGAGGCCTGCTGGACGAGGACCTTGTTCCCCGCGTCCGCCAAGTAGTGCCCGAACGCCTTCTTCAGGAAGGCCGGGTTGTAGGTGCACTTCTTGTCCTTCCCGAAGAACAGCTCGGCCCACTCCTTCTCGACCTCCCTGTTCTTGACCATCTTCCGGTAGTGGTCCTCCACCTCCAGGATCTTCTCCACGATCTCCTTGTCCCGGTGGCCCTTGAACCCGTGGAACACGTTGAACATGTTCCCGTAGTATATCTCCATCATGGTGAGCTGGAAGTCCACCTTCATCCCGGGGCAGTAGATGGCCGGGAGCCTGAAGGTGTCGTTCTCGGGGTCGTTGGTCACGAGCTTCATGATGAAGTCGTCCACCGTCTCCCGGTCGGACAAGACGTCCCTGAACCACCTGTACTGGTGGTGGACCACCATCATGTTCGGGACCGACCTGATCGGGGTGTCGAAGATCTCGTCGGTGAGCGCGGTGTAGTTGGACAACATCGCCGTCGCCGAGTGCATGAGGTACCTGGAGAGCTGCGCCGCGGTCATCGTGTTGCGCTTGTGCTCGGCGATCAAGATCAGGGGCATGGTGAAGAAGGGGTTGAGCTTCGTGTCCGACAACGACTCGGCGGTGAAGGACCTGCTCTCCAAGCCCCTCGTCCAGATGTCCGTCAGGATCACCTTGGTCCTCTCGTGGATGAGGGCGAAGTGGGTGAGGTCGGCCAGCTGGAGGGAGAGCCACTTGGTCGTGTAGGATTTCGACACGGGGTCGAAGAACTCGTTCTCCTCGAACGGCGTGAACGCTTTCGAGATGTGGTTGTACATGGGTCCGTTATCCGATCTGAACATGACCCTGAAGACGCACTGGTTCCCGTCGTTCAGCATCGGCCCCTCGGCGATCATCAGGGAGAACCTCTTGTACTCCTTGAACACGGACTGCCGCGAGGAGGACCGGTTGGAGAACCTCCTGTTCGTGAGGAGCATGAGCTCGTAGGAGATCTCGCCGATCATGGACATGATGTACGAGATCTCGGTGTTCTCGAACATGTCGACGATGGAGTTGAAGGGGCCCTTCCCGAAGGTCGACAAGAGGGGCTCCACCGACTCCAGCAAGTGCGACATGGCCTCGTCGTCGACCGGCAACCCCGCGGCCCTGGACCCGTCGGCCGGCCACGGGTCCCGAGGGAAGCCCTTGAACGAGGGCCCCACGATGATGGCCCCGTCGTCCAAGGACATCTTCTGCTCGTACTCGATGGGGAGGCT